GCAGTCTCCTCGTCTCAAAAATCAGTCCGCAAAGCCGGCGTAGCGGTTCGCCATCAGCAGGCAGTGGCTCTTGCCCATCACCGCGTCGATCACCTTGGCAGCGATCCGCGCCCAGCGGTGGCCGTTTATCATGGCGCGGCCGACATAGGCGGAGATCATCTGCCGCCCCGTGGGCCGGTCGGCGAGGCCGAAGAGGTAGAGCGGCGCGATCCAGGCCCAGCACACCCCGATGTCGAGCACGATCAGCAGCGCCTGAAGCACATGGCCGAGGCGGCGCAGGAAGGCCGGGATCATGACAGCAGCCCCTGCCAGTCCACCACCGCGGCCTGAAATATGTCATGCACGCCCGTCGCATCCTGAACTGCCTTCTTGGCGCCGATGCGCGCGCCCTCGACCGCATCCATGATGCCGCCCCAGGCATCCGCAATCGCCACCACCGTGGCGGCAAGCGTAGCCACGGTGACGCCGGTAGCCGTTGCCTCCGCCTCCAACATCGGCACGCTGGCGTTGCTGTCCGCGAGATAGGCGCGGGCCTGCGCTTCCTTGCGCTGATAGCGCACCATCTGCGTTTCGCCGGGCGTGACGAAGCTCTTGCAAAACGACTCGGCCGCAGCATCGATCTGCGCCCACATAAATGTGCGCAGCACGCCAAGATTAGGCTCAGGCCAAGAGATTACGCCGTCAGGCACCTCATACGCCACCTCGCCCGGATTGACGGCCTGTGCCGCAAGCGTGGAAGGCTGGCATTGCCCGCCCCTGACAATCCCTCCCGTGGCGCTGTCAACAACGAGATAGCTGATCATGAGGATCTCCTGAGTTCGATCGGCGTGAGCGCGCGGCGGGTCGCGCTGCTCGTGGTGGAGACAGTCCCCAGCGCGTGCCCGCTCTCCGCGATCATCGCCTGCAACTGATAGGTATGGGTTCCCGCCGCAGGGGTGTGTGAAAGATGCATGGCGGGGGAGATTGCGCCATATTGAAAACGCGTAGCGCTCGTCGGTGCGGCAAGATCAATCCGTGCCTCATCCTTGGGCGGCACGATTTCGACTCCGTCGCACAACAGCCGGGTTCGCACCCAGAAGCTGCATCCATCGGGCTCGACAGCGCTGGCGTTGAGCTGAACATAATAATTGATGCTCGCCTGCCCCCAGAGGCTGACCGGCTTGCCGATGCTCGCGTAGACGCAGATCTGCAAATCCACCCAGCTGTTCAGCGTATTGATGGATACGGCGGCATCGGTGTAGGCCGTCGCCTGCCCCGACACCGCACCTAGAACGATGGCGCCAGAGCCTACCTTGTCGTTCTTGATCGTACCGTCCGAATTGACCCCGGCGTTCGCCGCGTTCGCCCCGCTCTCCACCGTCGTCGCCGACGTGCTGCCGACATTGGTGCCGGACGGCGCACCCTCGGTGGCCCGGCGGTCCCCCGGACCCATCGTGTAGGGCGGGATCGCCGTCTGGTTCGGGTCGACCTTGGCGATGAAGCCGTCAGAGAAGAAGATATACGGGTCAGCCTGTCCGCCGGGGCAGAGCCCGCGGATGTTCAAAAAGGCAAATCGCGCGCCGTTTGGCACGGTGTGGAAAGCCCCCACGCGCTGTGCGTTGGCAGGATCGCCGTTCGCGAAATTGGGGCTGCCGGTGTTGTGGCTGCTGCTCACCTCGGTCAGATAAGCGCCGTTGGCATCCCGATATTGCAGGTTCGCAGCCACGGTGCAGCGATGCCCCGCGACCAGCGCGGAATAATAGAGCTTCTCCCCCGGAAGCACCGGCACGGCCCATCGCTGCAAATTGGTCAAATTGGTATTGGGACCGCCAATCGAATTATAGGCGTCGAAGACCGTCCCAGCCGCTGGCGTGCCACTCACGACGGCATATGCAACGTGCTTGGTCCCAAACCACCCTGCAAGATCCAGTCCTGACGAAAATGTCAGTCCAGTGTTGTTAAATCCCCCCAGCGCCCAGCCCGTCAGCCCGTTCGTGAATTCCGAATTCACCACCAGGTTGGAACCGAGTGGCAGAGATACTGCATCCGCCATGCGGTCCCAATTGGCATTCGCATCGCTCGGTGTTGACCCTGTGAGAGGCGTTGCGCCGATAAACACCCAGCGCGAGCCATCAACCATCGTGACAATATTGCCTTCGCGATAAGCCACGGCGGCGTCATATTGCCCCTTGTCAATCAATTCAGCCTGAAAGGCGATCTCGTCAAAGGTATGGACCCGCCAGCATTTCTGCGCGCCCATCTGAATCTTGCTATAGGGCGGCGACACGTCCGTCTCGACGCATTCCGTGACGCGGGGCAGGCGGGTCTGCTGTGAGTCCAGCGTCGCAACACTCGACCCGATTGTGGCACGCGCAACAAACAACTGCCCGAGCAATGATATGCACGCCTGCGCGTTGAAGCTGAGGACGATGCGCTGTGCCAGGTCGAGAAAGTCCCCCTGCTCGGTCAGGTAGAGACTGATATTGCCGCCGCTCGGCAGTGTGGCCGCATAGGTGTCGAGTGCATTGAGCGAGGTTGTGTCGAGGGCGCCGGACGAAATAGAGAGGGCGGACGCTATACGTTGCAGAATTGCGCCGGGCAGACGGCGCCATGTGCCACCCTGATAATCGCCCTCTATGTCAGCAGTGATCAGGCCGTATGGCGGCGCGCCCAGCCGGATGAGTCCTGAGGCAAGACAGGTGGCCCATCTCCCCGCCGGAATTGCGGCGGCGACAAGCGCGGCATAATTGGCATAGTCTCCATAGGAGGCACCAAAAGCCGCGCCCCGCTCGTACAGGGTGACGACATTCTTGATCGCACCATAGGCGCTCACCTGAAATACCGAATTGACACTATCAATCAGCACCGGCTCGATATTCTTGGGCGCGCCGAAGGCCCACGGCTTAGGCTTGCCCTTGATGTCGGCACCGCCCTCTATACCCCCCGTACCCGCGTAGGAAGCTGAGAGCACTTGCACCGAGAATGGCTCGTCGTCGATCGTCGCCGTGACGCTGAGCTTACTTGCCGCTGCCCGGAAGCTTTTGACCTTGCCCGAGAAGACGGATGCCCAAGGCCATGACTGCCCGCTGGTGCCAGCATAGATGGCGATACCGGCACCCGCCCAGACAAAACGCCGTGCGCTGCTGTCCAACTTCTCCAGCGCCACTAGAGACAGATCCAGCGCGGCTTGGCCCGGCGCTGCGACAGAAGTGAAATCGCCATCAAATAGGCCAATAGACAGCGACGGCTTGCGCAGGATGCCGGGCCACCAGCGGACGCTGTTCAACCCGTTAACGGTGCGATCCTGCGTCGACGAAAGACGGAGCGTCGGCCTCGTCCCCGTCACCGGATCGAGCGGAGTGAGTTCAATGAGGACGTGCATCAGAAGTTGAACCGCGCCCCTGCGCCATTGCCGAAATAGGCACGAATGGCGGCAATCACTTGCTGGCTGTTGTCATTGGCAATCTGCGTCTGGTTTGCGAGGGCATTTACGATCGCCGTCGTCTGCTGCTGCGTCGCGTCGACAATGGGCGTTGTGTCGAACGGAGAGGCGGAAGCATTGGCGGACGAGAGCGCGGCCTGCTGCCGGTCAATCTCGCCCTTGGTCAGCTTTGTCACCTGATCCAGCACCGCGAAATACTCAGGCGCGGACCCGCTATATTCGCGCTGGAGATCAATGATCGTCTGAGCCGCCGCCGCAAAGTCGTTATAGGCCGTGGTGTCTCCCGCCGCCACGCGCGCGGCGAGGGGATCATAGGCGGCCTTGGCATTGTTGAGCCGTGTGCGCAGGGAATAGCCGTTATCGCCAATGGTGAGGTTCTTGTAGAGATCCTGCAAACTGCCCGCGACCTGCTTGATGGCATCCTCGACCGCCGCCTTGCGCTTCAGGTTGTACAGTTCTTCGAGCTGCGCCGTTTCGCCCACCGTCGCATTCGCCTGCTTGAAGATGTCGATCAGCTTCTTGTATTCGAGGTTGAGGTCGCTGATCGCCGCGCCCACCGGATCCTTCAGCTTGTTGAGTTCACGGAACACGTTCTCAAAGCTCAACGCCTTGCTGAGCTTGTCCTGAAGCTCGCCAGACGCCTTGAGGAGATTGCTCGTTCCGGCACGCAAGCCAGTGACAGCCCCGCGCTGGATGGCCTCATTGACGGCATAGGCAATCGCCGCCTCACCATCGCCGTTGAAGTCGACCGCGCCTTTCTTGACCTTGAGGCTGGCGCCGCCAGTGTTGACGCGCCAGTCGCCGTGCCGCTGGCCGATGGTGATGTTGCCGAAGTCCCCTATCTTGCCGCCAAGAGCATCCGCAATCTGTTGCAGCTGGGTATTAAATGCGCCGCCCGCCTGCACAGCCGCGCCGATTGCGCTCTTGCTGTTTCCGGAACCGGCTGACACACCTCCGGAGTTTACTGTGACCGAGCCCCATTTGGTCTTCTTGAACAGGCCGCCGATGGTGCCACCGATTATGGAGCCAATTATCTCACCGCCGGGGATCGGCAGGAAGGATCCGATAGCGCCGCCAATCTGTGCGCCGGTCTTGCTCTGCTTGATACCCAAGGATTTGAGGATGCCGGAGGTGGCAGTGCCGATGGCGGCGCCTTGCATACCCTTCGATGCGATCTCGCCGAACTTCGTCGCAGCCTTCTCGCCGAATATGGACTTGCCCAGATCTTTCAGGCCATCCTTGAGGGTGCCGGATACAGACTTACGACCCGTAACAACGATATCATTGTCGTTTGCCGCGCCCGTGGTTGCCTGATCGCCCGCATCCGCGATATCGCCTGCGGCGCCCTTTACCGATTTACGCAGATCATCGAGGGCAGCCTTCAAGAGGTCCACCGATTTGGCCATGCGCTCACCAGCATCGCTCAGCTTCGTCTCACCCTTGATCTTGTCAGTCTGCTTCTGGAAGAAATCATAGGTCAGCTTGTTGGTGATCTCATCCGACAAGGCGCGGAGGTAGCTGTTGAAGATGCCCTTCACGAACCCGCCGATCGAGTTCAAGCCTTTGCCGCTTAGCAGGTTGTAAACGAGGTCGTTCACCGCATCCCGCTGCGCCTGCACGAAGTTGAGCAGAGTGCGCTGGTACGCCTGCTGCTTCTCCAATTCGCGCGTTTGTTGACGGAGGGCCTCGTTGGCCGCAACGATATCGGCCACCTGGGCATCGCTCAATTGGCCCCGCTGGCGCTCCAATTGCAGGATCTGCTGCAACGATGCGGCCTCAGCGACCTTCCCTTGTGCCTGCAATGCGCCAATCTTAAGCTGCTGCTGCATCGACTCCAGCAGGTCATTAACCGGCTGGTCCAGTCCGTTTTCCCTGATGGCAGCCTTGGCGTCGTCAATTGCCTTTTTGATCGCCTCATAGTTTGGCGGCTTCTTCCGGGAGAAGTCGTCGGCGAGATCGTCAAGTTCGCGCAGCGCAGCATTTACCGTGCGCACCTGAGGCGGCATGTCGGAGAAGCGATCGGTGATGTTGGCGATCTTTTTGGCGGTGTCTTTGCCGCGCTCCTCCAGTCTTGCTTGAGCGTTTGCAGCAGCAATAGCCTTCGACGCACTTTCGTTCTTTCGCAGCGCATCTTCGCGCCTTTTCAAACCCTGCATTTCACGATTGAAGTCAGCTTCCGATATAAGCATGGACTGGTTGGCATCCTGTAGTGGGACCGGGCCTTGCTCCAATGTGTATTGGCGACGCTCCAGCAGTCGCGCGCGCTTCCGTTCTATCTCAGCTTGTTGTGCACCTTTTGGGTCAGCCGCCTCGTTGGCGCGGCGAGCTTCCATGGCTGTTTGGGCTTGAGCCAGCGCCTTCTGGGCATCCTGCAAATTGCTCGCGATTGCCGCCCTTTCCCTTTGGAGCTTGGCGAGCTGTATAGCGTTCTGATTTGCGTTAAACAGGAAATCTGTGATCGGGTTTTTAGCGTTGAGCTTGCCGATCTGGGCATCTAATTGCGCTAGCTGCGACTGTAGTTGAGAAGTGGCGTTCTGCGCGAAAGTCTGTGTGTTATCTATAATGAGCGCCTGAGTGTTAATCAGACCGCGCGTGGCTTGCGACAACTGTTCAATCGCTGTGGTATAGTTTCCTACGAGGCCTGTGGCCGCGACAATGCTGTTGCTGAAATCTATCGTGGAGCGGTTGGCATCCTTGCTCTTTTCATCCATCCCCAAGAGGGCGGGGATGAGTTGGCCGGCGATGGCGACGCCCGCGAACACGATGGCACCCTGCCATCCAGCCATCGCCCGCGCGAGCTTGCCCACGGTCCCGCCAGCTTCCGTCAGGGCAAAGGCCATCTGCGAACCCTGTTGTGCGAGGATCACGAAGGCATTCGTACCCATCTGCGCCTGAATGACGACATCCTGTAACTGCTGGCCCATTTGGACCGAGGCAAAGCGCATTTGGCGGGTGGAGGTCGCATTGAGCGCCATTTCGCCGCGCAAGTGAGCGAGGCGTTGGGCGTATTGAGTGGCGCTAATGTCGCCCGATTTCAGCGCGTGATCTGCAAAGGCGAGTTCCTGATTGAACCGCTTTTGTGCGAAATAGGCGGGGTCTACCTGCTGGCGGATGTTGAACAGAGCCTGCGCGTATTGCTTAGCAGCCTGCTCAGCGCGCGCCATAGCCTGAGGATCGAACTGTGTCCGCTGCTCAGGCGCCGTGGTTGATGTGCGGCGAAGCACGTCATTTAGCGTCGTACCGGAAACAGCGGCTCGGTCGAGCGATGCCTGTCCGGCCAGAAAGCGGTCGAGCGCGGAAACGTTCAACTGTAGTGCTTTGCTCTGGCGTTCCAGTTCTAGAGCAAGAGCGTTGGCTTCCTTCGCGGACTTCGTTTGCAGTTGATTGAAGCGATCGGTATCCGCTGCTAGTGCGCGCGACTTCACCGATACCCTGCCCAATATGTCATCTAACGTCCGAGCAGATATAGCGGCGCGGTCGAGTGAGGCGTCTCCCGCTGTGAAGCGGGCGAGGCTGGATCTCTGGTCAATATTAACCCGGCTGCTGGCGGTGAGCTTGTCCAGAACTGCCTGCAACTCTTTATAAACGACGACCTGAGCTTGGGCAGCGGCGGTCGCGCGCTTCGCCTGCTCAATCTGAACCGTAAAAGGATCGCTGAAAGTTGGCTCTCTCGCCACAGCTGTCGACTTCAGCGCGGCACTTAGCTTGAGTAGAACTTTCTCATATGATGCGGCTTCGGCGGCTGCCTTCTGGAACTTGTCAATGCCCAGATCGATGTCCCCAGAGCCACCCCTCTTTATTGCTCCGGCAATGGCCCGACCAATTTCGTCGAAGCTTGCGACGATATTCTTTCCTCTGGCCTCAACCTTGTCAAAGGTCCGGGTCGCATCTTTCTCGAAGGCAGGGAATCCGACGCCCCTGGCATCATATTCGATTGAGAGAAATGCCGGAAAAGCTGTGTTTTGGGGCATTTTACACCTTTCCTAGCTCTTCACGCCAATAGGATGGCAGCAACCGCTGTTGCTCGCGGAGGCTGGCTGTTGGATTTGCGCGTGCGTTGCGGCTCGTCCGCCGGATGCCGACGAACATGACGAGCTGTTCAACTGCCTCACGTCCCGTTCGCGCCCGCCCACTGCGCGGCAGCCGACGAGGGTTCGCGCGCCCTGCTAATCTGGTCGTGACATTCCGCACAATAAGGAGAGACTCGCCCGCGTGCCTGCCCTCAATCTGGATTAGCGGCCCGATCGAAGTAGCAAGGGAGGAGGCCATGTAGCGCGCAGGCGTTATCTTGTAGCGACCGACGCGCTTCGGAACATTGTCGGTCGGAATCCAAAGCCAACCCTTGGTCGGCAGGATCTCACCGCCTTCGGTATAAATCTGGATTGTGCCCTGCGTCCGCTCGGAGCGCGAACGCACGAAGATCCATCCGGAGGCTCGGAAGCCGCTCGAACCCAAGCGGTGCACTCGCCCGTTTTTTTTCTGATCAGAGCCAGAGCCGAGCGCAAATCCAAGTCGCCCGAGGCCCGCCGCGGCCATATTTTCCCGCAGGCTAGCTTTTGCTTGAGAGGAGGCGTGATCAGTGGCCGCGAGCGCAGCGCGCTCTGCTCGTTGTATGGAAAGGCGTGCGAACTCTCGATATGCACTTATTGGAGGCCGACGCAGCGAGGCGCGCATCATGTCGACTTGCGCACCTTCGCCACCGCTTCGGAGATCACGGAAAACGCGCGCACCAGTTTCACGGGCTGGTCAAGCAGCGAACCGCCATCGGGCCAGATGCGGCCCGCCATTCCCATGTCGCAACGGTGGAACATATGCACGAGATCCATGTCCTCTTCGTCGATCAGGCTTCGAGGGTTTCGGTCGAATTCTTCGCCGTCGATGACCCAGCCTTCGCTTCCTTCCCACTCTCCTTCGAAGTGTTCGGGGTGGTGGAGGACTTCGACGGCGATGCGGAGTTTTTTTCCTCGTCCTTGTTGACCCCAAACATCCGAATGGCACGCGTCACCAGTTGCACGAACGCCGCGCCGCGCCCAATGGCGCCCTCAATCTGATCGGCGGCGGCTTGATCCTCGATCTCGGCCATCTTGCTTTCCAGATCGTCGAGGCACCGCAGCGTAACGACGCCCTCGACGCGCTCGTAACGCACATCGATGTCGCGCCATCCCGCGAGTGTGAGTGAGGCGATCAGCTTCGGCCAGGTGGACTGATATTCGTCATTGTCGGCCGCCATCTTGAGCAGCGGCGGCCATGCGCGCGTGACGCGCTCGCTAAGCTCCAGCATCCAAACGAGGTCCGGGTGATCGAAAGGCTCCGGCTCTTCGACGCCTTCGATCTCCTTTTCGTATTGATCGGACGCTTCCCAGAAGGCGCGCATACGGCCCTCCTGCTCGGAATAGACCTCCTCGCTCCATAGCTCTTTCAGGCCGCGAAGGGTCTCCGCTCGAAGAGCGTCACTGTCATGGTTGCGCAAACCCTCCTGAATGGCGAGCTTGCGCAACCGGCGCCGATCGCGCTCGGTCATCGGGCGCAGGAAGAATTTGGGAGGCACAGGGAGATTGGCGAGGGAGTCGGGCGTATATTCGACCAACTCCCCGCCTTCGACGGGATATTTTGTCACGAGGTTTCTCCGGGGGGATGGAGGGTTTAGTACGGGAAGATGAGATTGATGGCCTTGTCGGAATCGTCGATCAGCAGGTCCAGCGTCTGGCTGATGAACTCGCCGCCATTATCGACATTCGCATAGGCAAAGCGCCCATTGGGGATGATGAAGCTCACCATGTTGCCCGCCGTGTAACCGTACTGCGCCCAGAGGGCGTTCTGGCTCTGCGCGAGGGCGAGCGCCTCGAAGTCGATCGTGGCCTTGAGATTGTGGTTGAGCGTGATCGACGCGGTGCGCTTCGTCATGGTGATCTGCGCAGCATCATTACCAGACGCCTTGTTCGGATTAGGCGCGTAACCAACCTGGATGCCCATATCGACCGAGAAGCTGGAACCGCCGAGCGCCTTATTCGCGATCCAGAAGTCACCATCCTTGAACGTCGGAATTCCTCCGAGTGCACCCACCAGCGGAGCGGCCTGATCGGCGAAGGCATACATGTCGCCGTCGAGCGTCAGCTCCATCATCGGGTATTCGGTGGAGTTGCGCGTCGATACCGGGAAGTTGAACTTGAGCCCCGAGACCGTCATGTTGATCAGGTCATAGCGGACGGCATCGTACCAGACGCTCAGGGACAGAACCGGCGGGGTGCCGGATGCACCGCTCTGATAGGCCAGCTGCTTGGGGATCTGATAGTTGGCAGCCGGAGCGCCGCCCAAAGTCTCGGCGATCGTGGCGAGCTTTGCCGCACTGTAATCGCGGATCACTGTCATCTGACGATTATAGCCGGTGCCATTGTCGGACAAGGTGAGGGCAAGCCCTTTATACAGGCTCGCTGTGCCGGCAGCCGAGGTGCCCAGCTTTGCCGCCGTCGTCGTGGAGCCGGAACCCAGCGCCTCGGGCGCGGCCGGAATGGCGGTCGAGATGATATTCTCGGTCCAGCCCGCAGCCTTCAAAAAGCGGCCCGGAATGAATGCGCCAGCGGACGGCGGCGAGGCACCGCCGGGCGCACGCAGCGGAATGGAGAGGGTCAGACTGACCTTCTGGCCCAGCACGAAGTCGCCGGGCTTGTCGACCGTACCCAGATATTCCGGGTTCTCGGCAAGGATTGACTCCTTGGACAGCTTGACGTTGGCGCAGGGGAACACGTCCGTCGACGAGGACGGCGATGCCCAGGTGTCTACCGAGGATTGGACCGCGACCGCGACCGAAGTGAATTGTGAGCGAAATGCCATGATACAGGCTCCTTATTCGGGCTTGGCGGCCGGGGCGGTTTCCTCCACCGGCTTTTCGTTTTCCGGCACGATCATCACGCCCTTGAGCGGGTCGGCCACGCCCTTGGCGCAGTTGTCGTGCAGCTTGTTGAAGTCGATGCTGCCGACCGGCAGCGCCGGAGCAGTCTCCAGAGCAGGCATATGCAAATTCCTTTATGTTGAGGTTAGAAGTGAGCGCCGGTCAGTCCGACGATCACGAATGGGTCGTCACGCTGCGTGATGAAGACGATTTCGGTTTCGAGGATCGCTGTGCCGACATCGGCGCCGTCCTGTTCGGAGCCGGAGACAGCGGTCGCTTCCCAACGCTGGACCATGCCGCCAAGCGTGCGATCGCTCGCCATACGCTTCATCGTGTCGGCGATGTTGCGCTGGTTCTCCTGGTCGATCGTCTCGCCGGCCGAGCCGGAGCTGCAGAAATCGAAATGGAGCGTGGCACGAACCAGATCGCCGCCTTGCGAGCCGTAATCCTCGAACGCCATATGCGGCACCCGCACGATGACACCGGGGCGCTCGCTTTCGTCCAGCGGATGGTCGTCGGTGCGGTTGATGTGAAATATGAGCGATGGCGTCTCGACCAGAGCCTTGATCGCGGCGAGCACCTTCGTGATGGCTGCGTCAGCCACCTTTCAGTTCCTTCAAACCAAATTCCCAGCGCCGGCCGCTTTCATCGCGCTGGACATCGCGCGGCTCGAATGTCTTGCCGGGGATGAGGGGCAGGGTGACGGTCCAGCCAGCGCCGGGCTTGCCGGGCACCTGAGCCATGTCGATATCGAGCATCGCGTCCTGCACCGTGGCCGCGGACAAGCCGAAGTCGGCGCGGCGGTCGCGGTGCGAGGCGTGCACCTTGAGGGTGATCGGCGATGCACTGGGCGGCGTGATCGTGATCGTGTCGCCCAGCATGCTGTCGCAGGTGGAAAAGAGGTTGGGGGTCAGGAACTCCAGATCGACGGGCATCAGATCGGGGCGCCGTCCTGCTCCGCGCGCTCGGTGTGCTGCTCTTGAAGCAGCGCAAGGAACGCCTCGGCATCCTTCTTGCCCTTGATGATGGTGTCGGGCTCAACGCCGGGGCCGGTGATGAGATAATTGCCGAACCGCAGGTGCTTCATCGCGAAGGCGGCCGAGGGTGCCACCACATCGGGCGCCTCGATCTTGCCGGAATCAACGAGATATTCGACAACGTCCTCCGGCACTTCAGGGTTTTTAGCCTTGTCGTCACTGCTATCCGGGTCGCCGTGGACCATGCCATATCCAGCAGCAAAATGAGTGAACGCGGCTAAAGCCACGCATTTGATAGTAGATACCATCGGGATTCTCCGCAGTTGGGGGAATGGGGCCGCCCATAAGGCGACCCCAAGTCATCAAGATCCGGTGCGTGCCTGGAGCAGTGTTTCCGGGCGGGTGCAGATAGGAAGTCGATGGGACTCCATCTCGACCTCAGCCCATTCCTCGCGCTTATTGTCGACCACGATGCGGCTGTACCATTCCTGCCCCATTGTGTTCACGGTCGAGAAGGTCGGCGCAGGGGCGAACGCTTCCTGGAACAGCCCGCGGACACCAACAGGGAAGAAGCGTGCCTTGGCGGTCGGGATCGCGACTTTGGAGTTGTCGTCCGTGCCGCGGTAGTGCACCCAGGTGATGCCCCATGCATCAATGGCATCGAACACGGTGTCCTCCAGCAGTTTGGAGGCGTTTGTGTTGTTGAGGTAGGTGGCGCGGTACTCGGCGTTCTCCTGCATATCGAAGAAGAAGTCGTCGCCGCACAGCGCAACAATACGCATCCCAGCTGGCGCCACGCCACCCAAGGCGCGAACGATAGGCAGCTTGACGTTGGTGGCAATGTACTTGCGAACGCCGGTACGGGAAGCCCAGTTGAACCCAAGCTCGGTCGGAGTAGAGATACCGAACGTGCTGTAATAGTCGTAGATCACGCTGTCGTCTGCGTCGACGAGAACACCGTTGACGCACGAGAGTCGAAGACGCTCTACCGTGGCAGAAAGGTCATCGATGATGTCCTGCTGCCGCTCGGCGATTTCCTTTTGCAGCGATTTCAGCTCTGTTTCCGAACCGAAAGCCCGAATACCCTGTAACTGCTCTGCCGTGATGGTGCTCTGCTCCTCAATGCGGCGAGTGCGCAGGTCGAGGATCTTCGCCTTGTTATTGGCGCGGTTGGTGCGCGGGGCGCCCGGTTCGCTTGTCTGGATAATGTTGAGGCTGTTGCCTTTGACTTCGACCGCGACGGTGCGGGTACGAACTGGCTTGGGAATGAATAGCCCAAGAGAGCCGATGAGGCCCGGGATGGTCTGCGATTTGCGGACGGCCTCGGTCAGCGAAATCGCCGAGAAAGCATCCTGCTTGAAAACGTCCATGGTCAACATGGTGGATAATCCTTTCGATGAGGCACGAAAAAGAGCGCCGGAGCCGAGCCCCGACGCCCTCGCGTCATGTTAATTGTTGATGTTAGTAGCGGATGATGATCCCGCGGCGCTTGAGGTCGGAGACGCCCTTCGCCTTCTGGGTCGCGTTCAGACCGGATTTCCAGACGATGATGTCGCCATTGTGCTCGCAGTCGCGCTTGAATGCGACGCCACGGGTGTCGGCGCTGGTGGCGTTGACGGCGCCGTAGAGAATGCCGGTAGCAATCTGGGAGCCATCGGTTGCGGCCGGATTATATTCGACCTCCTTTTCGACGATCGCAGAAACGGTAATATCGAAGCCGTCACCAACCACGAAGTCGGTGGAGGCATCGGCGATCGCGCCCTTGATCTGTTCGGAGATCGTGACGCTGTTCCCAGCGCCCGCCGGGATGGTGAAATCGCCCAGCACGAGGCCGTCCGGATCTTCGAGACGGAACACGCCGCCGTTCGTCACCGCGGTGATGCAGCGCAGGGTGTAAACCCCGAGCTTGGCGCCCAGCTGTAGGGGGGAAGTGCCGTCCAGCGTGAAAGTACCGTTACCGGTGTTACCACCCGACTTCGCCGCCGACGCGACGGTGCCAGATACGATGGTGGCGAGAACGGCGCAGGCGCCAAGGTTCGAGCCGGATTTTACGACGACAGCTTCGCGCGAACGGTCGCCCGGCGCTTCGCTGATCAGAGACTCAGTGGCGTAAATGCCTTCGGTGAGAGTAACCATATATGCTTCCTTTCAACGGATGAGTGGGCGGCGATCAGCCGCGACGAGCGCGGATGTCCGCGTGGATCGCGTCCCATCCGTGGTTGGGTTCGGTTGCCTTGCCGCCCGTGTCAGCGTCGACGTTGCTGTTGCCCTGCTGGCCAATCTGTTCCCGCATTTCCTTGCGGCTAGCCTCCTCTGCTGCTGCGCGCTGCTGTTCTTCAGTCAGCGCGGCCTGCTCTACCTTGGGCATGTCTGCGAGCACTTCGATGATATCGCCCGCGGTCATGGCTTCTTTACCCAGAAGTTTCGCGGCAGTCGCTTCGCGCCCTGCATAGTGCTCGCTTGCGAACACGGCGTTCATGCGATCGTTTGCGGCTTTGAAACCCTCCGCATGACCTTCCTTCTTTGCGGCATCGATGGCCGCAGCATTCATTTCGGCTTCCGCCATGTCAGTGTCCTTTCGTTTCGATTTTGACGGGACCGGAGTTCCATCATTGTCACAAGTCTCGTCTTCGTTTTCGTCGTCATCGGCGGGCATAGACGCGCCCTTTGCCGCAGCGCGAATTGCTGCAATTCGGCTCATATGTTGTTCCTTCTCTCGCGCTTGATACGATCGACCTCGTCCTCGAGACGGGACCATGCCACGCGTTCCGATGTGATGGCGTCCACCAGGCCGAGATGTTGGGCCTCTGCTCCTTCGAACCAGTCACCCGCCATTGCGTCGATCGCATCGAGGGTGAGGCCTCGACCGGCCGCGACGATAGCCGCCATTACATCGTCAGCCTCATCCACGCTCCGCTGGATGCGCGCACGCGTCTCATCATCCATTGCTTCGAATGGGCCGCCGCGCGCCTTGCGGGGGCGGGATCGGAATATCTCTACATCGATACCGGCAGCGTCATAAGCACGGTTGACGGTTCGCAGGGTTGCGACACAGCCGATTGAGCCCACCATTGCGGAAGTGGGCGCGTAGGCCTTGTCGCAGACGCTCAGGATCACATAAGCAGCGCTACAAGCCTGCTCGTCGACCCAAGCATAGACAGGCTTTCCACCAGCTTCGGCCGTCATTTGGGCCATCTCTTCCACGAACTGAAATAGGCCAGCGACCGCCCCGCCGGGGGAGTCGATCACCACCCAAATCCCCAAGACTTCAGGGTCGTGGATTGCCGCCTCAAACATCGAAAGCAGGTAATTATAACCCACGAACCCGCAGGCAGCGTCAATCCATCCGCCCTTGTGAACCAGAACGCCGTCGATTTCGATTACCGCAATGTTGCCCGTCATTCGGTACGGCTTACGGCTCTCTGCATCGAAAGTGGCGTCGCGGGCGAGAGCGTTTCGCTCTACTTCTGCGACTTTTTGAGCAATGGCGCGCGCTTCGAGAGCCACGCCATTGATGGCCGCTGGGCTGACAATGCCCATCTTCTCATCAAATACGTGGGCTAGAATCTCGGCATGATGCTCCGTAATCGCGAGCGGCCGTCCATACATCTGCGCGGCGATCCGGGGGAAGCCCTGCGGCCTGGCTGTCCTCATGCCACCTGATCCTTCTGTTTGTCTCCAGATCCGTCGGCCGCGCTTGCAGGGGGATTCTCGTCCTGTGCCGCCGCTGCGTCAGCCGCTGCCTTCGTGTTATAGTTCGGCGCTTCGAGGCCACGCTTCTTGCGCTCTTCCAACCACCACGCTTCTTCAGCGAGAACGTCTGACGGATCACGTCCGCGCTCCAGAATGTGCTCCACAGTGGAAGCCCGCCCGGCAGCAGCATCCAGATTGTTGGCGTTTGCCTCTTTCAGAGGATCTACCGAGCCGCGACCGGGACCAATCCATTCCGCCATGCAGATCGCAGTTTTGTTGCGATAGAAGTTCACCGGGCCGCCCGGTATCTTCACTGCGCCCAGAGCCACTTCCAGCTCCAACCAAGCTGCATAGATCGGCGTCAGGAAGTGTTGGGTGAAATAGTGGCGGTCTTCGAGGAATGAGCGCCAGATTTCATTGAGCAGCGCGCGAGCGCTGGAATAGTTGATAGCGCTCCAATCACCGGAAAGCTGCGGCGTTGCCACACCCAGCGATCCCGCCACCTTGCGCAGGATGAACTGAGCGAAACTCGCATAATTGCTGTTGGGACTGCTGCGCTCCGGAACAACCACATCCTCGTTGGGCAGAAGGTGATTGACCTGGGCACCTTCAACCCGAACCGGATTGTTTTTGCGTTCCGTGAGATATTGTTCGATCCACGGGTCTATTGCCGGTCCGTCACTAGCTGGGGCTAGGGCGGCTTCCAGATCTTCGGTAGTGCCGGGAGACTTCACAAACAGCGAGAAGATCGCCGATTTGAGTGCCGCATTAACCTCAGCGCGGTCGACCCGGTCCAGCATCTTTGCGGGCAGCATCACCTCTGCAAGACGCGATATGCCCCGATTTTGCTCAACCCGCCGAAGCGAGTAGACATGCACGAACTTGGCGCGACCCGTTTTTCCGCGTACCGGAATGTAGTCCCAGCGCAAACTCTGGGAGTCAGGCGCAGGATCGCTCTGGTTGCCACTGCGGACATAATAGCCGAGCGGGGCTCCGTTCTTATCGTACCTAATGCCGCGGCGGAGCGTCTGGCTTTCAGCCGCGTTGGCGGGTTGGGAAACCCTCTCCGGCTCGATGAGCAGTACGTTGGTCGTGTTGGCTATTCCACGAGCATCATCGCGGATTTCGGCGCAGGCTTCACCATCGCGCACATAAGTCAAATAGGCGAGCTTAGCTTGCGCTCCAAAAGACAAGCGTTGCCGCGCATCATTTCTGTGCTCGATGTCGTTCGACCACGATTTGAAGCGCGCCTGAACCTCGGCGGTCCAGCCCATGCGCCAATCGTAATCTCGATTGAGCAACTCCTGTTGCGGCTGGGCACTCAATCGAATCTGACCGCCCATCACCGATTCGACGCGGCGATCAATACCAGCGTTTACCCAGCCATTATTTTGGTCCAGGTCGCGCGCGCGTCCGGTAATGATATCCCATTCGCCAGACATGTCGGAACCGGCAAAGCCTAAACTCGGGTTCCATCCACTGAATTCTGTCAGATCATAGCGTGAGGCATCACGACGCGAGCCCATATAGGCTTGCTTCTGGCTTACACCGAACATCGAGCGGATGCCTTCCATGAGACCCATGTCAGTTTCTCCAGCCCAATTGGATTGCGCGGCGGCGCGGACTACCGGCCTCCGCAGCGGTCGCAGCAGCAAGGTCATTTTCGTAAACCGAGATCAGGCTGTTCAACTGCTCAATGGTCGTCTCGGAGAATACGAGACGCCGGCCATCCCGCCACACGTCCTTGATGCGCTCCCCCTTGGCGAGAGCCATGCGCGCGGCGCGAAGCTCTACGAGGTCGGCAGCAATTTCAGCGGCAGTTGCCATGCGGTGAACTATTCCTCTTGCTGATTGAGCGCATTGAAGCGCGCAAAGATATTGGGCTGCTTCGGCGCAGGGGCGGGCGGTGCGGCCTTCACCTGCGGCCTCTCGGCCTCGGCGGACAGATCACCTCCTTCCAAGCTGACGGGAACCGGCGTCGCCCACGGAGGGCGCCTGCCTGTGCTCCAGTTGATGTCCTTGCGATCGGGCTTCAACATGAGGCGCACGGCTTCTTCATATCCGAACAGGTCGAGAGACTCGTTCGGCCCGTTGCGCTCCCACTTCCCGTTGATCAGCCGCTCGTTGAAATACTCCTCGAAATAATTCGAGTTGATCCCATCGGCGAACAGACACTGGCCCGGCCCGCCATCGTTCACGGCAAGGCGTTCGATTGCCAGTTCCTTCAGCTTGTGCACGCCCAGCGTGTATTCCGTAATGACCGGCGCAACCGGCCGCCCCATCTCGTCGCGGCTGATCTTCGTCGGCACCAGCGGCAATTCCGGCGCGGTGGCGCGCGGCGAGCCCTGTATGAGCCGCACCCGCGCCCAAGGGTTCGACGGCGGCCCCCAATAATGCCCCGCCAGCAGCGAGCGGCGCGCGAATTCGCGCCCCTTCCATGTGACGTTGCCGTCGCCGACATCGATCGCGACAGCCGCCACCGGCATGGCGAGGTGCGGCTTCCCGATGATCGGGAACAGTCGCAGGATGACATCATCAATGAGGACATCCCAATCTTCGATACGCTCACGCGTCCGGATGTCGCGCATCCTGCCGTCCGGCCAACGACGCTGGCGATAGGTGATGCGATCGAGCCACCACGACCGGCCCTCAAGATCCCATGCGCGAAACGACACGTCGAACTTACCCGCGCCCACGTCCGCCGCAGCCGTGACGAACAGCGCCTCAGGCGGGAACTCCCCGACGCTCAGTATCTTCTCCGACCGCGCCCGCTTCTGGAGCGATGCGGCGCTCACACCCTCGATACCGGACTTGCCCTCGAATATCTCGCCGAGCAGCTTTGAGAACACTTCCCGCAGCTCGTTGACCTTCTTGCCGCCGGAACGCTCGTGCTTGATGAGCGCCTCTTCAACCGCCTTCGCCAGTTCGGCGGCGGTCGAGACCTTGAGCATCAGCCCATGATCCCAGAAGCCCCATTCACTTGTCGGGGCCATATCGCCCTGAATGCCGAGCGCCGGGTCAAGCGTTTGGCCGCGGTGCATATACCCGTCGCCGGGCCGCAGCGATGCTTCGTCGACCATAGCAAACCGCTGCTCGTCCGTCAGAGCCGCGCCGCAATGCGGGCAGAGCATACAGGCCGTCCGCTCCGCCATAGCCAACCTTTCGTCCTGAGACGCCTCCGGGTCGCGCTGGTAGTGCAATTTGAACTCCGGCACCTCAGACCAGAACTTGGTGGCATGGGCCGCCGCATAGTGGCTGCACTCGACACAGCGCATGATGTAAATGCCGCGCGAGGTTGATTCCCATGCCGGCGCTGTGCCTGCGCCCCACCCCTTGTCAGGGTGCGACATGATGATTCCCTTGCGCCGTTTGCCGATCTGCTTCTGGCGACCCTCAAGCTGGGTCTTCGGGCTTTCCGAATAGCGTTTGGAATTCCAGCCGTCCGGCTCATCCATCACGCCAAACAGAAACTCGCGGTTACGAAAATTGCTGTCGTTTGCGGACAGCCATTCGATCATGTGACCGTCGACCTTCTTCGACGTGTCGTTATTGTCCGACCGACCAGCTCCGACGCGCGCGGCAAGGTCGGTGTGATCGTCAAACATTGGTTTCACGATGCGTTCGCAATACCGCTTCACCGCATCGTCGGAACCGAGATACCAGCCGACATCACCCATCGGGCCGTACTTGATCATCTTGAACAGATAGTTCTCGGCAACCGTTGTGCCGCCGGAGCGGGACGGCTTCACCACCACGACCAGATTGCAATCCGGCCGATCCAGCGCATTCATCTTCGCGACGTTGAACGGGTTGCGCCAACGATCGTACAGGATGCGGCCCGAGCCTTCTGCGGTCGGCACGTACCGAAACTTCTCGGCGCAATCGACGGTCGAAATCTTCTCGGGCGGCGAGAGGTGATCCAGTTCACCGCGTGCAATTTCAGCGATGTCGGCGCAGTGCCCGTCGAATGCTATGACCTCTACGAGATCAAGCAGTTCCTCCGGGTCCAACAGCCGCACACCATTCCTCCAGGAAGCGTGTAGCCTCCTGCTGGAGCGCTACCGCGAGGTTTCGCATATCTTCGTCAATGGCCTCGGCAATCTCGACCGGGTACGCGCCAACAGGATCAAGCTTCTGGCGCTGGCCAAGCAACGTGTCCCGCATCCGGCGGTTGTATCCGGCCACGAACAGGCGGACCCTCTCGGCCGGCACATAGGCTTTCTGGTCGACTTTCTGGGCATGAGCCTTGGCGTTGGCATCGATCAGCTTGCCAATCTCGGCAATGTTCATCGACGCCGCCGTCTCGGGGACGTGAAAGCCGGTCAACTCAGCCACACGTCGAGCGCGTGTCTCGTTTTCAGCCTTCCGTTCCCGCGCGCGCTTGAGCATATGCGTGAGCACGCGCTTGACGCGGAACTCCCATGCGACACCCTCGGCGCCGCGCTTCTGGATCGGAAACTTCCGGTCCGGCTCGATATGGGTCAGCAGCAGGTTGCGCCACGTCATGCCGACGCATTCTGCCATTTCCGTTGCGCCCAGCACATCGGCGGGCTTTGCGACCTTGAGAGCGGCTTCGAGCCTGCGTATCAGATCGTCGGGATTACCCTTCGGACGCGCCATTGAGCATCCTCCGAGTCGGCGGCATCAACGCTATGAATTTGCTGGAAAATTCATCCAGAGGCAATTCTGGATTTACGGTGCCGGTATGAATCTGGGTTCCCGTAATGTCAATCATTATCTGCCGATCATTGACAAGCGGTGAGAAATGCCGTCGTACAACCTCTCGGTCGCCAACTTGAATGCCGCGGAAAAGTTGGCATAGCGCAGCCTCTTGAGCTTCGCCGCATCCTTCATACCGATGTCCTCCAAGACTACGGCATCGAACATGGGCAGGATGTCGTTCGGGATAAACGAGCGAGCATCGCGAATGTCCTCACGAGCCTCGGCAGCCCATTCGGTTGACGGCAGGTGGCCGTAGACCGGATCCCCGCGCACCGTCTCTCCATACCGGGCCACGGGGGCTTTTGCGTCCATCTGAGCCGCTTCGTAGCGATCTCGATACCATTTGGTGGCGGCGAAGGTTTCGTCGCTCAATACGCCCCTGCCGTGCAGCAGAACAATCTGCGAGATCTGTACGCGCCTGTATCCGCTCAGCGCCCCATCTGCCCACTGCTTGTCGGCGATCTTGCGCGAGATGAAATCACCCTTGGCCAGCAGCTCCGGCGTGGGGGGAATCAATGTGTCAGCCTTGCTCCGCTCAATGCCCGCCTCAAGGTCGGCGAGGGCGATGCGGCGACGTTGTTCCGCTTCACGGTCGGCGGCGTCCTTCTCAAGCAGGGACAAAACCCTCATCTCGCTCTCATTCTTCCTTGCGGCCGCCTGAGCTAACTTTCGGGCAATGGTGTTGTACGTTTCAACGTGGGCGAGATATTCTTCAAGCCCTTGCGTTATAGCGCTGGAAACCACACGGTCGGCACCGGAAATCGCTTGGATTGGCATCACTTCTTCCCCTTTTTGCCGTGTACTTTGTCAGCCAGAATTTCGAGCTGCTTGCGATCGGTCCAGCTTTGCAGCCACTCAGGATTGATGAGCACCAGACCGTGGTTGTGGTATGCCAAGCGCGCCAGGCTGCGGGCATCCGAGGCGTTCGGCTCCTGATGGAGATGGGCAAAGCGGGCGAGAGGGCTGTTCATGCTGCTTTCCCCGCCCTTGCTAGAATATCGCTAACCATGTCCCCTCCTTGCTGGGCGACGATTTCCTTGTTCCTCAGAGCATCGCGGACGGCACCGTCGAAATATTTGAGGGTTTTCGGGATTGACCGCAGGTTAGAGGCACGGGCGGCAACGCACCTTTCCAGCATGTCAGGGTCGGCGCCCGCATCAATCCATGAGGCTATCAGGGCCAAGCTGTCCGCGTGTTGTCCCCAATTCAGCGATGGATCGGGCGGCACCAATCCAACCGCTTTATGAAGCGAGTGCATCAGAGCGACCATGTCTCCGTGGTTTTCGCCCTCGCGCGCAGCTAAGCTTTCTTTTCCTGTATTTCCTTTATTTATATTTGCGTCGCCGCCGCGTCGTTGCTGCGTCGCCGCCGCGTCGTCTGGTGCGTCGGTTGCCTTTGCGGGTAGCTGATATTTGTCGTAATTACATATGGTTACGACAGTTTGTCCTGCGTCGGTTGATGCGTCGATTATTTTCTCTTTTTGTAATGATTGTAGAAACCGACGCACCTTCGCCTCATCCCATCTCCATGCCTTAGCGAGGTAGCGAAGGGAGGCACAAAGCTGGCCGCGGTGAAGTTCGACCGTGCCTCGGGGGGTGGGTGCCCGCGTTTCAGAGTATGTTGCATTTTCGATCATCCACACGAAGGCATCTCTGCGCGAGAATGCTTCGTTACGAAACACGGGGTTTTCCATCCATCCGCGATGCATCAAGTAATATCCGCTCATGCGCGCCCCCTCACGGCCTGAAACGCCCCGTGGAATTCGCCCTTGCATGTGCCGCCGGTGCCATTGCGTCGCTTGGCTATGATGAAGTCGATCTCACCATGAACAAGCTCCAGAGCCTGCTCCCATCGAGCATGGTCATCCGTGCCAGGCCGGGGCTCTATCTGTTGCAAGTAGTATTCCTCGCGGTAGAGAAACATCACCGCATCGGCGTCCTGTTCAATCTGGCCAGAGTCGCGAAGATCGGAGAGCATCGGCCGTTTGTCGGCGCGCTTCTCTACTTCGCGGGAGAGCTGGGCTAAAGCGAGCACGCCGACATCATAAGTTTTGGCGATTGACTTCAAGCCGCGGGACACCTCGGAAACGGCCTCGTAAACACCCTTCGATTTACTGTCTGAGCGAAGTAGCTGGAGATAGTCAATCACGACCAATTCGAGCTTCTGACCCCTCGCCTCCATCCGGCGCTTCCAACGGCGAACCAGCATATTGAGGCGGCCAATTGTCAACGATCCTGCGTCGATGATGTTAAACGGTAGATCCTTGAAATACTGGCTAGCGCGATACACTTCCCGCCGGTCCTGACCTTCAAGGCGGTTATCCCTGATTTTGTCGTATGGAACCTGCCACGAGCTGTCGAACAGCACATCCGCCGTCGCTCTCTGCATCAGATCTATGCGAGACATTTCGAGGCTAACAAACAGCACCCCGTGCCCCTTGCGAGCCGCCCCTACCGAATAGGAGAGTGCCCACGCTGTCTTGCCCATCCCCGGACGGCCAGCGCCAATCACGAGATGATGTGGGCGAATAGGGCCAAGGCGTTTGTCGAGGTTGGGCATGACGCCGCACCGAACGCCATTTTCCGGTTGATCGTACTCAGCCAGCATGTCCTTGAATGCCTGCTCAGCGGAAACCTGTTTAACACCAGCCATTTCGTCAAGGCTGCCATCCAATATGGATGTGAGCGCGCTGTCGGCGTCCTCCATGATGCTGGCTATGCTGTCATCGCTACTCGTTTGATGTGAGCGCGAGATCAGATCCTGCATGGCGGTAATCAGCTTGCGGCGGCGGCTCAGGTCGCGAATCTGCTCTGCGAACTCACGCCAGCCGATATAGCTTGCCGAGACGGTCGATATTTGCACGAGATAGGCTGTACCTCCCACCTCCTTCAAGCCTTCGTCACCCTGAAGATGGGGCTTCAATGTGATTGGGTTGACCTGTCCGCCGCTAGCATGGATTTGGGCACATGCCCGAAAGATCCTACCATGCACCGTCACGTAGAAATCATCTGGGCCAACTATGTCAGAGACTGCGTCCGTTATGTCGCCATTGATCAATATCGAGCCAAGCAGCGCGGCCTCCGCCTCAATATTGTGGGGAAGGGCATCGTCAGGCGCATGAAGTGAGAGTGGTACAGCGTTCATATAGCCCCTCCCAAGAATACTTGGCGGAAGCGATTGAACGCGAGCAGCATTTGCTCCACATGCTCCCGGTCATGCATCAGCGCAGGGTTTTCCACCATCTCGCGCACCATAGCGGCATATGAGGACCATGCCTCATCCGCGGCAGTCCGCTTCCGGATAGGGATCACCTCCGCGCTCACCGCCCAC